TTAAACAACTGGAGAGTTACAAAAACTACATTAAGGCTAGGATCAAGAATCGTAGGTAAATGTATGATGGGCTCTACTTCAAATGCTTTAGACAAAGGTGGAAACAACTTTAAAAAACTTTACTACAATAGCGATGTTACTAAAAGAAATAGAAACGGACAAACATCTTCTGGACTCTATAGCTTGTTCATACCTATGGAGTGGAACTACGAAGGATTCATGGATACTTTCGGATTACCTGTCTTTGTTAGAGAAAAAAATACAGTCAAAGGAATTGATGGTTACGAAATTACAACAGGAGTTATTGAGCATTGGGAAAACGAAGTTGAAGGACTCAAAGGCGATCAGGACAGTTTAAATGAATATTATAGACAATTTCCAAGAACAGAACAACATGCTTTTAGAGACGAAACAAAGCAAAGTTTATTTAACTTAACTAAGATATACCAACAAATAGACTATAACGAAGAATTAAATAACAATATAACAGTTACTAAAGGAAATTTTCAATGGCAACATGGTATTAAAGATACTAAAGTTATATTTATGCCTAATGATAAAGGTCGTTTTAAAATAAGCTGGGTACCACCTACTAACCTACAAAATAAAGTAATTATAAAAAATGGAACTAAATACCCTGGCAACGAGCACATTGGAGCATTTGGTTGTGATAGTTACGATATTAGCGGTACTGTTGATGGTCGCGGATCTAAAGGATCGCTACACGGATTAACTAAATATTCTATGGAAGATGCACCTCCTAATCATTTCTTTTTAGAATATATATCAAGGCCACAAACAGCTGATATGTTTTTTGAAGATGTTCTTATGTCTTTAGTATTTTATAGCATGCCTTTACTTGCCGAAAATAACAAACCTAGACTTTTATATTATTTAAAAAGAAGAGGTTATAGAGGTTTTTCAATAAATAGACCTGATAAAATTTGGAATAAACTTTCAACTACTGAAAAAGAGATTGGTGGAATACCTAACTCAAGTGAAGATATTAAACAAGCACATGCTGCTGCTATAGAAGCTTATATAGAAAACTATGTAGGTTTTAATAACAATACTTATGGTGATATGTATCACCAAGAAACATTAGAAGATTGGGCTAAGTTTAACATAAACAATAGAACAAAGCACGATGCTTCAATTAGTTCTGGCTTAGCTATAATGGCTTGTAATAAAAATAAATATAGGCCAATTGCTAATAGAACAACAAAAACTGTAAATTTAGGAATAAAAACGTATAATAACGATGGTGTTCTTTCAAAAATTAACGAGTAAATGATATATACTAATAATAGAAGTTCTTTTCCAGATCAAGTAGCGCCTCAAGAGGAGAAAATGAGTTTAGACTATGGTCTTCAAGTTGCTAGAGCTATAGAGGGCGAATGGTTTAGACAAGGAGTTGGAGGTAATAGATATTCATTTAATTATAGCATATTTCATCAAAGAAGATTATACTCTAGAGGTGAACAAAGTGTGCAAAAATATAAAGACGAGTTATCTATAAATGGTGACTTAAGTTACTTAAATCTTGATTGGAAGCCTGTACCAGTTATACCTAAGTTTGTAGATATAGTTGTAAATGGTATGTCTGATAAGATGTATGATATTAAAGCATATTCTCAAGATCCTGCTTCTCAAAAGAAAAGAACTGAGTATGCTGAAAAAATATTTAGAGATATTCAAGCTAGAGAGTTTATACAAACAATGCAACAAGAGTTAGGCATTGATTTAAAAGAGGCTCCAGCAGGTGCACCTGAAACAGAAGAAGAACTAGAAATACACATGCAGTTAGACTATAAACAGTCTATAGAAATAGCTGAAGAAGAATTAATAGAAAATACCTTAGCTAAAAACAAATTTGAATTAGTTAGAAACAGATTTAATAGAGATTTAGTAGTTTTAGGTATTGCAGCTGTAAAAACATCTTGGAATAAATCAGAAGGTATAGTAGTTGATTATGTTGATCCAGCTAATTTAGTTTGGTCGTATACAGAAGATCCTAATTTTGAAGATATATATTACGTTGGTGAAGTTAAAAACATAAGCTTACCAGAACTTAAAAAAGAGTTTCCACAGTTAAGTGATCAAGAATTAGAACAAATACAAAAGTATCCAGGCAATAGTAATTATTTAAGAAATTATGACGGTCAAGATAATAACAACACTGTACAAGTTTTATACTTTGAATATAAAACATATTCTGATCAAGTATATAAAATAAAATACACAGATCAAGGCTTAGAAAAAGCATTAGAAAAAAATGATGGCTTTAATCCACCTCCAAGTGATAATTTTAATAGAGTTTCAAGATCTATTGAAATGTTATACAGTGGTGCTAAAATATTAGGTCATGATATTATGCTTGAGTGGAAAATAGCTGAAAATATGACTAGACCTTTCAGCAATACTGTAAAAGTAAATATGAATTACCAACTAGTTGCTCCTCATATGTATAAAGGTCGTATAGAGTCTTTAGTTGAGCGTATGGTAGGTTTTGCTGACATGATACAAATAACATCGTTAAAACTTCAGCAAGTGCTTTCTAGAACAGTTCCAGATGGTGTATTCATGGATGTAGATGGTTTAGCAGAAGTAGATTTAGGTAATGGTACTAATTATAACCCAGCTGAAGCATTGAATATGTATTTTCAAACTGGTAGTATAGTTGGTAGGTCAATGACTCAAGATGGTGACATTAATCAAGGTAAAGTTCCTATACAAGAACTAGCAACATCTTCTGGTGGGCAAAAAATTAATTCTCTTATATCAACTTACGAGTATTATCTTAAAATGATTAGAGACGTAACGGGTCTTAATGAAGCTAGAGACGGTACACTTCCTGATAAGCAGTCTTTAGTAGGTTTACAAAAACTTGCTGCAGCTAATTCAAATGTAGCTACTAAACACATATTAAGTGCTAGTTTGTTTTTAACCTTGAGAGCTTGTGAAAATATATCTTTAAGAGTAGCCGATAGTATACAATTTGATTTATTAAGAGAAAGTCTTATAGATAGTATAAGTCTTTATAATGTAAAAACATTAGAAGAAGTTCAAAACTTACACTTATATGATTTTGGTATATATTTAGAAATAGAACCAGATGAAGAAGAAAAAGCATTACTTGAGCAAAATATACAAATGGCTTTACAACAGCAAAGTATTAGTCTGCCCGATGCTATTGAAATAAGAGAAGTTAAAAACTTAAAACTAGCAAATAAATTATTAAAGCTTAAGCAAGAGCAAAAAGCAGAAAAAGATCAACAAAATAATTTAGCTAATATAAAAGCACAAGCTGATGCAAATGCTCAAGCTGCTGAAAAAGCTGCTATGGCAGAAGTACAAAAACAACAAGCCTTAGCACAAACCACTTTGCAAATAGAACAAGGTAAATCTCAATTAGAATTACAAAAAATACAAAGTGAAGGTGAAATTAAAAAACAATTAATACAATTACAGTATGGATTTGACAAAGAGTTAAAAGCAATGGAAGTTCAAGCTATGAAAGAAAAAGAAGCTTTAATAGAGGATCGTAAAGATAAAAGAACTGAAATGCAAGCGACTCAGCAAAGTCAAATGATACAACAGAGACAAGATGGCACTATGCCAACTAATTTTGAAATGCCTAGTTAATACTTGGCTATTTATTATATAATATCATATCATGGAAAATAAAGAAAACGTACCACAAGAAGGTGAGTTTAAAATGAAAAAAAGACCAAAAAAGTTAAGTAACTCAAAAGAAACAGTTTCTAACAAAATAGATTTATCTAAAAAACAAGAAGATGCCGTTCAAACACCCAGCGCAGATGATAGCAATGTTATTGTCGAAGAAAAGAAAGACGAGGCAAGTGGCAAAGAAGTGGCTGAAGAAGTACGGGCCACCGAAGAAGTAGTATCTCCTATAGTTGAAGTTAAAGAAGAAGAACAAGTAAAAGAAGAGGTTAAAGAAACCACGCAAGAACTAAAAGAAGCTATAAGAGATGAAAAAGTAACAGGCAAACCACTCCCTGAAAATGTTGAAAAACTAGTTTCGTTTATGGAGGAAACAGGAGGTTCTGTAGAAGATTATATTAGATTAAATGCAGATTACTCTAAGGTAGATGATGTTACTTTATTAAAAGAATTTTACAAACAGTCTAAACCTCATTTAGATATGGAAGAGATCGAATTTATGTTAAACGATCAATTTGCATACGATGAAGAAGAAGACGATGAAAAAACTATACGTAAGCGTAAGCTTGGTATAAAAGAAGAGGTTGCTAAAGCCCGTAAGTTTCTTGACGAAACAAAAAGTAAGTATTATGATGAGATCAAGTTGAACTCTAGTCTTACTAATGAACAAAAGAAAGCTATGGATTTTTTCAACCGATACAACAGCGAACAAGAAAAAGTTAATAAAACTCGAGAGGATTTTGTTGGTAGAACAACTGAATTTTTTAATGATGATTTCAAAGGTTTTGATTTTAAGTTAGGAGATAAGACGGTTAAGTATCAAGTTCCAAATCCAAATGAGTTAGCGAAAAGTCAAAATGACATTGCTGATTTTCTTAAGAAGTTCTTAAATGAAGACGGTAACATTACAGATTTAAGTAATTATCACAAATCTTTGTTTGCGGCTCAAAACATAGACACTATTGTAAATCATTTTTATGAACAAGGTAAAGCAGACGCGGTTAAAACTGAGTATGCAAAATCTAAAAATATAAATAATTCGCCAAGGGTTGCACCTGACGCTAATGCTTTATATTTAAATGGCATGAAAATAAAAGCTGTTACAGGCACCAATAGTGATAAATTAAAAATAAGAAAAAAATAAAACTCAATTAAAATGGGACAATTCACGGTAACAAATGCCGGACTTTCGCCTACTTCAGACATGTCGATATTATCTACTAACTATTTACAGTGGAATGACAAGGCTGGTGCGAATTTTGCGGACTTTGCTCAACAATACTTACCTGAGCTTTATGAGCAGGAAGTAGAGAGATTTGGTAACAGAACGTTATCAGGTTTCTTAAGAATGGTTGGCGCTGAAATGCCAATGACCTCTGATCAAGTAATTTGGTCTGAACAAAATAGATTACATGTCGGTTATGATAATGTATCTAAAACTGACAACGCTGGCGTTGACGCTACTTTTACGGTTCAAGCTCCTCTTGGTGCTGCTCCAAATGAAGTAGTTGTAAGAATTAATCAAACTATTGTTGTATTTGATCCAGCTTCTGGAAATACGTTAAAAGGTTTAGTAATTGAAGCGTCTAACGATGCTACTCCTGCTCCTGGTACGTTTACTTTCAAAGCTGTTGCTTATACTGCTGCTGATTTCCAAGGTTTAGGTGATACAGGATTAAAAGTATTTGTATACGGATCTGATTTTGCTAAAGGAACTGAAGGAATGATTGGTTCTGTAACTCCACAAGTCACTCAATATAATAACAGACCTATCATTATTAAAGATAAGTATTTCGTTAACGGATCTGACACTGCTCAAATCGGTTGGATTGAAGTAGCTACTGAAGATGGTACTTCTGGATACTTATGGTATATGAAAGCTGAATCAGAAACTAGATTAAGATATGAAGATTATCTTGAAATGGCGATGGTTGAAGGTGAACTTGCTGCTGCTGGTTCTGGTGTTGCTGATCATGGATTAGCTTCTTCTGGAAAAGGTACTCAAGGTATGTTTGCTGCTTTAAATGCTAGAGGTAATGTATATTCTGGATTTGCTGGTGCTGCTGCTCCTGGAGCTGGCGCATTAGGAGATTTTGATGCTATCTTAGCTCAATTAGACTTACAAGGAGCTATTGAAGAAAATATGTTATTCTTAGATAGAGCTACTGCTCTTGATTTTGATGACATGATTGCTGCTCAAGCTGGTGGTGGTTATTCTTCTACACAAGCTGCTTCTTACGGTTTATTTGATAATGAATCAGAAATGGCTCTTAACTTTGGTTTCTCTGGTTTTAGAAGAGGTTCTTATGACTTCTATAAAACTGACTGGAAATATTTAAACGATGCTTCTACTAGAGGTATGGTTGATAATATCAAAGGTGTATTAATTCCTGCTGGAACTTCTACAGTTTATGATCAAATGTTAGGATCAAACATCAGACGTCCTTTCTTACACGTAAGATATAGAGCTTCTGAAACTGACGATAGAAGAATGAAGTCATGGATCACTGGTTCTGTCGGTGGTGCTTACACTTCTTCTCTTGATGCTATGGAAGTACACTATCTATCTGAAAGATGTTTAGTAACACAAGCTGCAAACAATTTCGTATTGTTTACATCTTAATTAATTATTAACATTTAAAAGAATAGAAATTATGGGTTACATTAGTTTAGCTAAATTTACAAAAGGAGAAGTAGATCTTCTTCCTGCTGACGGAATATTTCACTTAGCACCTGCTAGTGGAGTATTAGATCAAGCAGTTATCAACTACGGTTCTGCCGGAGATGGTACTGATGTTGTTAAAGCAACAATACAATTTGCTGAATCAAGCGATGGTACTACAGACAAAAATTGGTCAACTGCTACTGCTATGAGAAATGCTCTCAATACTGCTATTAACTTAGCAAATGGAGCTTCTGGTCCAGCTGTAGCTGTTACATTAGAAACAGGTATGGTTTGTGAATCAGTTACTATTTCTCTAGCTACTCCTTGATTTTAAAAATCAATAACAAGATCCCGCTTCGGCGGGGTCTTTTTTAATTATTATATTATATTATATTATGAAAACAAAAGAAAAAGAAGTAAAAAATACTTGGCAAATAAAAGATAGAAACTATTATTTGACAAATGATAGATCGCCATTAACTTATACATTGGCATCTAAGCATACAGGAAGATTTCCATTATTATGGTTTGATGAAGAAAAAGGTATGCAAAGAGAATTAAGATATGCGTCTAATCAAAACAGTCCATTTGTTGATGAACAAAAAGGACAAGCAACTTTAGAGCATATTGTTTTTCAAGACGGAACATTATTTGTACCTAAAGAAAAGCAGTCATTACAAAAATTATTATCTTTATATCACCCTCATAAAGACAAAAGGTATAAAGAGTTAGATATTGTTGCTAATGCTACTGATGATCTTGAAGATATAGAACATGAGTTTCAAGCACTTTCTGTTGCTAGAGAGCTAGATATTGATCATTCAGAGGCTATACTAAGAGTTGAAGTTGGATCTAACGTATCTAAGATGAGTTCTAAGGAGCTTAAAAGAGATATATTAGTATTTGCAAAAAGAAATCCAATTTTGTTCTTAGAATTAGCAAACGATGAAAACGTTCAATTAAGAAATTTTGCCGTAAAAGCTTCTGAAGCTGGCATTATTAGCTTAGCACAAGACCAAAGAACAATATCTTGGGCTAGTAATAAGAAAAAACTTATGAACGTTCCTTTTGATGAAAACCCTTACTCTGCTTTTGCAGCTTATTTAAAGACTGACGAAGGTGTTGAGGTTTATAAATCAATACAGAAAAAGTTAAAATAACAAGTGATTATAAATAAAGAGGTTGCGTTAAGTAGCCTCTTTTTAAACATATTAAAATGGCAGTAAACGTAAATACGGTGTATACTACAGTGTTAACGGTTTTAAATAAAGAACAAAGAGGTTATTTAACTCCAGATGAATTTAACAAAGTAGCAGCTCAAGCTCAATTAGAAATATTTGAAGATTTTTTTGAGCAATACAACCAATATATACGTATGCCAAAAACAGATGTAGAGTTTGCTTCTCGTATGGATAAAATAAAAGATGAATTCCAAATATTTGAAGTAAATGCATCTGCATCTAACGCCACTGGTAATGTTTACACTTTGCCAACTAATCTACATAGATTTGGTTCTGCTTTTTACGAAAAAGCTGTAGGTGCTCCTGAAATAGAAATAGTTAGTAAAAGAGAGTATCATCAACAAACACTCTCACCGATACTTCAACCAAGTGTTAATCATCCAATAGCTATTTATCAACAAAATAAATTAACGGTTTACCCAGCTGTAACTAGCCCAGCAAATTCTGACATAGGTTTTAATTATATAAGAAAACCTCTTGATCCTATATGGGCTTACGGTGTAGGTACCTTAGGTCAATATGTCTGGGATGGTACATCAGGTTTTAGTTTAACGCCTGTTATACCAACTACTGGATCTGTTAATTTTGAAATAAGCGATATGCAACAAACAGAGCTTATATTAAAAATATTACAATATGCTGGTGTTATAATAAAAGACCAAGCTATAATTCAAGCTGCTACATCACAGCTAAATCAAGATACTCAAAACGAAAAAACATAAGACATGGGTTTAATGCAACAAAGTAATTCACAATATTATTCAGGTCAGCAATTATTTTCTGCCTTATCAAGTGCAACTAACCCTACTTTTACATGTACTTTTGACATTGCAGTAGTCAGTGCTTATAATAGTGCTGGTGCTCAAATAAGTCAAGCTTCAAATTACGAAATATATTTAGATGGAGTTGCGCAAGCAGAAAATTTATCTTATGTATCTAACAATATAACTAATACATTAACGTTAACTGGTACATATACAGCTACTAACGTTTACGTTCAGTTAAAGCAGTCAGCTATAAATAAAAATTACAATACATACGCTTATATTAGCTTAACTGACATAGTTAATAACTTTATGGTTGGTTATGTAGGTATGGATAAAGCAATACCTAGAGTAAAAAGATCTGATGTTATATTTCATGCTAAAAGAGGATTACAAGAGTTTAGTTATGATACTTTAAAAAGTATTAAGTCACAAGAATTAACTATACCACCAAGCTTATCTGTTCCAATACCTCAAGATTATATTAATTATGTTAGGTTATCATGGGTAGATAATTCAGGCGTACAACATATAATATATCCTACAAACAACTTAACAACTAATCCAACTGAACTACCAATACAAGATGCTACTGGTATACCAACTCAAAATGCTTATGGTGAAAATAATCTAGCAGCAAATTCAGAAGTAGAAACAAGATGGAAAACAGAAAATACTAACAACATTGTAGGTGATGAGGATAATCAAAACATGTACGTTTATGATTATGCATGGTGGAAATTAAATTATGGTAGAAGATACGGTATAGATCCACAAATAACACAAGAAAACGGATTTTTTAGCGTTAACTATAGATTAGGCACTTTTTCATTTAGCAGTAATTTAAATGATAAGCTTATAGTAGTAGAGTACATATCTGATGGTTTAGCTTATGATACAGATACTAAGATACCTAAAATGGCTGAAGACGCTATGTATGCACATATATTGTATTCTATAGCAGCTTCTAGACCAGCTATACCAGAATATATAATTGCAAGATATAAAAAAGAAAAATCAGCTAAGCTAAGAAACGCTAAAATAAGATTATCTAATATAAAACTAGGCGAAATATCTCAAGTAATGAGAGGAAAGTCTAAGTGGATTAAACATTAATATGGCAGAAGTTAGGAATTTATTTACTGGGTCTAAAATGAATAAAGACCTAGACGAAAGACTTTTACCTCAAGGAGAGTATAGAGATGGTCAAAACATTTCAGTAAGCAAAAGCGAAGGACCTGACGAAGGTGTAGTTGAAAACATATTAGGTAATTCTTTGTATTCTAACTTTAGTTTTGGTGCAGGTGTAGAAATAATAGGTTACTTTGTAGACACTAATAAAGACAGAATTTTTGTTTTTGCTACAAACTTTAATGACTCATCTCCTGATAATTTAAGTAATTTTCCTCAAGGAGATGTTAATGATCCAGCAGGTGGTACAATACCAGGTGCTAAGTGTATTATAGCTTACATACAGGGTCCTTTAGTTAATGGTAACCCAGATAGTGCTATAATAGTACAAGGTAACTTTTTAAATTTTTCAAAAACGCATCCAATGCTAGGCGTAGATCTTATAGAAGATTTATTGTTTTTCACTGACAATCGTAATCAGCCTAGAAAAATAAACGTAGAGACTGCTATAGCTAACCCAACATATTATAGTAACGAAGACCATATATCAGTAGCTAAATACGCGCCGTTTGATGCTATATCTTTTATAGATCCTGTTACAGATTTACCTACATATAAAAATACTTTAAGTGAATATTTTCCAGCTCATGCAGCTGGTGTAGTAGATAGTGTTACTGCAACCAGTGTAGTGCTTAAATATGGAATATCTGATTTAGATATAACTGCTCCTGAAAACACAAGATTTATTAATATAAATAAACCTGAGTTAGGCTATTTTAAGCTAACTAATATATTTGGTGGATCTGTACCTGCTTACACTAATGTAGTTTTTGAGTATCCAATAGGTTCCGGTAATGCTTCTGGGCCATCAATAACAGCTGCTAATGCGGCTGCTACTAATTTAATAGGTGGTTCTGCTGTAGCTTTTGATAATAACGATATATTAATGTTTGAACAAAACAATGCAGAATATAGTTCTACTTTTCAAGGCGATGAAAACTATTTAAAAGATAAATTTGTAAGATTTAGTTATAGATTTAAATATGACGATAATGAATACTCGCTAATGGCTCCATTTAGCCAACCACTGTTTGTTCCTAAACAATATGGCTATATATTAGACTCAGCTTACGAAGGTAGAGCAACTAAACTAGATGAAAAAAACACAGCTGAAAGTGGTGTTTTAAAAATAATGGAAAATCAAGTTACTGAAGCTAATTTAATAATTGATTTACCTCCACAATTTAATGTTAATCTACTATCCGGTGGATCAAGAGTTATACAAAATCAATTTAAAGACCAATTTAAAGTTGAGCAAGTTCAAATACTTTTAAAAGAGTCAATTAGTAATGCTATAAGAGTTGTAGATGAAATAGTTGTAGATGATAGCTTTACCTCTTCTACACTTAGGTATTATGACTACAGATATGTCTCTAACAAGCCATATAAACTGTTACCTAGTGAAGTTTCTACTAGAACTCACGACAAGATACCTATAAAGGCAGCTGCGCAAGCTACTGCAGGAAACAGGATTATATATGGTAATTTTGCTGAAAAACACGGATCTCCAGAAAATTTAAATTACAACCTATCAGTAGGTGATAAATTTACAGATGGTGACCCAAACTTAGTTAATCCTGAAAGAAGTAGATCAAGAAAAGAATATCCTAACCACACTGTTAAGCAAAATAGATCTTATAAAGTAGGAATAGTGTTGCAAGATAGGTATGGAAGACCTTCAAATGTTATACTAAGAGATGAAAGTGTATTTACTGGCGCTGCTACAGGTGAAGCAACTAGTTTATATTCACCATATAAAAACATTGAAAGTGTACTTATTTGGCCTGGAGATAGCATAAAAATAGTGTTTAATGATTTAATACCAAGTGCAAAAAGCCAAAATTATCCTGGTTTGTTTAGTGGCACTAATCCTACTGGATATATGACATATAAAATTGTTGTACAGCAAAAAGAACAAGAATATTACAATGTGTTTGTGCCGGGTGCTTGCTCTGGTAAAATAACTTTTAAAGGTCAAATAGGTGATACTACAAACCAAGGTGGTAATATAGGCTACAATAACGCTGCAGCTGTATCAAATATAGTTCTATATGGTGATAACATTAACAAAGTACCAAAAGAACTTCAAGAAGTAGGTCCTACAGCAGAAATATTTGGAAGTGAAACACTTTTATACCCAAGGGTAGTAACTAAGTTTTTACAAACAGCTACTAATTTTCCTAATGTTTGGGTACCTACATTTGCTTGGTCAGAATCTTCACAAGTTGATTTTAAAAGTGAGCTTACAGTTAATTCTATACTAGCATATAAAGATTTAGGTGCTTGGGTTGCAAATAGATCATTAACGCCATTAACTTATTCTTCATATCCTAATGATGGTACTAACTTTATTGATCCTTTATATTTAGAATCTAGCCAAAATCCTTTTGTAGCACAATTAGAAACTGAATTTTTAATAGGCTTTTCGCCTGCTAAACAAAAAGCGGCTACACCAGAATTTGCAAGAGGTTTAAATATATTTGAAACAAACCCTGTAGAATCTGAGTTAGATATATATTGGGAAACTAGTACTTCAAATACTATAGTAGGTTTAAATCAACTTATAAATGGCGGTGTAACAGGTGGTATTGGTGTAGATATAGGAACACCAACAGTGCCTTCTCAACCAGTAGCTTTTTCTTTAGAAGAAACTCAAGTTCCGTATCCTACAGCTGCAACTTCTTGGATAGGTGATGAGTTTCAAGCAATTGACTCTAATGGAAATTTGATGGCAACAGGTACTATAGAGCTAGTATCTGTTACAAACGGCCATAATCAAGTTTTAAGTCCAACGCCTTTTGATCTAGTAAATACTACGGGGTTAAGATATAGACTTAGATCTAATTCGTATCAATGGTATGGTTCTGATTCACTAGCTAGAACATTTAATATAACTTTAAGGATACTAGCAAATGGAAATAATACTGTAACTAAAACATGTTTACTAACTAATCAGGCACCACTTGTTACACCTAATATATTTGATATATATAACATTAATCAAACTTTTGAGTGGTATCCTGGTGAAAATGGTGCACCATCAACATCTCATGGTTCTCAAACAAATCCTTATTTAATTTCAAAAGATCAATCAAATGGTAATTTACCAGGACCTGGAAATAAAATAGGTAATTTTTTAGAGCTCGGTACCAACGACGGTGGAACTACAGCGGCACTTTATAATGGTGCTGCAGGTACTAATTTACAAAACAGTATTCAAAATGAAGTTGTATTTGAAAAAGCAAATATAGCTAGTAGTGATTTATTTGTTTTTGCGGGTAATACACCCGAAAGAACTATAAGAGTTATTAACGATACTACTGTTATTCAAAACTTTATAACTGCAAATGGTAGTA